AATGAATCAGCCCGTGAAACAGCCGAATCCCGTCGTAATGCTTCCGAACAATCCAGGCAGACAGCCGAAACGAATCGTTCCCGTGAAGAGCAGGCCCGGGAAGCTGCTGAATCAGTTCGTATCACTAATGAAAATGCACGCAAATCTGCCGAAACTTCCCGTGTGTCCGAAGAAGATAAAAGAAAGACTACCGAAACAGAACGCGTTACGGCTGAAACCGGACGTTCCTCTGCTGAAAATATCAGAAAGCAAAATGAAGATGCGCGTAAGACAGAAGAAGCGGCCCGCGTAACTGCTGAAGATAAACGGGTAATTGCTGAATCCGGACGTGTTGATACAGAAGCTGAACGTGTCTCGGATGAACAAACACGTAAAAGTAATGAAGATGCACGCAAGACCGCTGAAACAGGTCGTTCTTATGCTGAATCGGAACGTGTGAAGGAAGAAGACAAACGAAAAACTGCGGAGAGTGGTCGTTCTTCCGCTGAATCTACCCGTGTTTCTGCCGAAGATAAGCGGAAAGCAGATGAAGCGACAAGGGAAACGAATGAAACCTCGCGTGTGGCTGCCGAATCTGAACGTGTTACCGTCGAATCTGAACGTGTATCTGCCGAAACCGCTCGCAAGTCAGCGGAGACAAACCGTGACTCCGAAGAAGATAAGAGAAACGCTGCTGAAACCGAACGTGCCACGGCTGAAACTTCCCGATCATCCGAAGAAGACAAGAGAAAGCAGAATGAAGATGCGCGTAAAACTGCGGAAGGTACTCGCGGATCAAATGAGGCTAAGCGTGTAAATGCCGAAACTGAACGTGTCGAAGCAGAGTCTCAACGTAAGTCAGAATATGCCGGTATTGTGCAGGAAATGACACAAGCAACAGATGAAGCCACCGGACAGATTGCTCTTGTCAAGCAATTAACAGATGATGCGAATGCCGCTAAGAACGCATCTGTTGAACAGACGGCTCTTGCAAAGAAAGCTACAGATGCGGCTAATACTGCGGCTGGTAGTGTTAATGAAGCTAAAGATGCTGCAACTACTGCGGCTGCAGGGGCCAATGCTGCCAAAGCTGAATCGGAAGCTCAAACCGCCTTAGCGAAGAAAGCGACAGATGAAGCAAATACAGCCAAGGATGCATCTGTTATACAAACAGGGTTAGCAAAGAAAGCCACGGACGATGCGAACGCTGCTGCATTGGCGGCTAACAATGCGGTTTCAGGAGTTGACGCAAAAGTGAAAGCTGCTGTCGATGCACTTGTTGCCGGTGCCCCGGATGCTCTCGATACACTTATTGAGTTAGCGAACGCACTTAACAATGATCCTAACTTTGCCACGACGATGGCAACAGAGCTAGGAAAGAAACTTAATATTTCTGATATTGTTAATAATCTGACAAGTGGTGGAACTGCCAAGGCCCTTTCCGCAGAACAGGGAAAGGCATTGAAAGCAGCTTTGGACTCCCATAACCATGATAGTAGATATGAACTGATTATCACTAAACTTACAGCTTTTAATAAAGATTTTGGGACTAGTGCTGGGACTGTATGCGAGGGTAACGACGCCCGGTTAAGCAATGCAAGAACTCCGTTAGCTCACACGCATAAGAAAGCGGATATTAGCGACTTCCCAACCTCGATGCCGGCAAGCGATGTACCTGCATGGGCGAAAGCAGCTTCTAAGCCAGCCTATACAGCAAGCGAAGTCGGAGCGTCTCCGTCAGGTCACAATCATGCTGGTACATACGAACCTGCATTTACTAAAAACTCTGCTTTTAATAAGAATTTTGGTAGTGCGGAAGGAACCGTATGCGAGGGAAATGATGCCCGGCTAAGTGATACACGTGTACCAAAAGCGCATACTCACAAGAAGTCTGAAATAAGTGATTTCCCAACTTCTATGCCCGCCAGTGACGTGTCAGCATGGGCGAAGGCGGCAAATAAACCATCCTATACAGCTTCTGAAGTTGGTGCATCCCCGTCGAATCATACTCATACAGGGGTCTATCAACCAGCAGGAAGTTATGCAGCGAGTTCGCATAAACACGGAGCAACGGATATAACTCCTGATAGTACTCACCGCTTTGTTACCGATACAGAAAAAGAGACCTGGAACAGTAAGGCTGCAGGTAATCATAACCACGATTCTGTATATCAACCTAAAGGTAGTTATGCGGCTTCATCACATAAGCATACAGCAACAGATATTACGGACGATTCTACACATCGTTTTGTCACAGATTCAGAAAAGGCTAATTGGAATAGTAAGGCTGCAGGAAATCATAACCACGATTCAGTCTATCAGCTTAAGGGTAGTTATGCTGCAAGTTCTCATAAACATACAGCGACGGACGTTGAAGAAGATGAAACTCATCGTTTCATGACGGATGATGAACGTGAAAAACTTGCTGTAATAGCCCCCGGAGCTAATAATTACTCTCATCCGGCTTCTCATCCAGCATCAATGATTGAAGAAAGTACTACAAGAAAATTCATGACGGATGCGGAGAAAACTTTACTAAGTTCTCTCGGAACTAATGCTATTTTATTAGAAGCTCAAAATTTAGGACAGAATGGCTATATAAAATTTAATAACGGTCTTATGATTCAATGGGGATATAACACCGGCTCTAGCACTCACACTTTAACCGTTTATATGCCTGTTTCATTCTACAATTCGACCTATAATGTATATGGTAATATAATAAAAGATGCATCAGATAATAACTTATATACTTTCTGTCCAATTTTAAATAACGGTTCAAGCTATTTTAAAGTTGACAGAACTTTTTATGCTAGTGGGGCTACAGGTAATTCTATTGCAAAATTTACTTGGTTTGCAATCGGTCGCTGGAAATAACTTAAAAGAATAAAATTTATGAAGTATTGGAAACAAGGATTTTATGATGAACCGGTTGACGGTTCGGTAGAGATTACAGATGAGTATTACAATCAGTTACTAGCCGGGCAATCAGCCGGACTACTTATAAATGAAAGTAAAAAGGGATACCCGATCTTAATTGTACATGAAGTTACAGTTGAAGAGGTAAGAGCGCAAAAATTAAATGAATTGCGACTGTATGATTCATCCGAAGCAGTAAATCAATTCAGCATTGATAATGTATCAGGATGGTGGAATAAAGCTACTCGCGTAGGACTTATGAACTCTATTGCAATCGAAAAGGCATCTGGACGAACTGAAACAAATATCTGGCTGGATAATACTCTATTTGTTTTGCCTGTCGAAAAGGCTATTGATATGTTACAGCAGATAGAATTATATGCCCTTATGTGCTACAATACAACACAAGGGCATATTAACGCTATTAATCAGCTAGAGACAAAAGAAGAAATTGAAGTATACAACTTCAAAACTGGTTACCCAGGAAAACTCAACTTTATTGGATAACCAACCGTATAATCATAGTTTTCGATTTCCTCAATAGTCTGCAATGCTCTGACTGCTGCAATGTGAGATTGTGTCACATTGTAGCAGTTGAGTGCATACAGTTCTAAGGCATTCAACATTGCTAAAGCGTTAGGTATAGGGATAACATACTTCACTGCATCATACCACAGGGTTGTATGCGTTTTCCCTACATTTTTCTCAATCGAAATTGAGTTAAATAATCCAACACGTGTGGATTTGTCTAACCACACACTTTCCCCTTCAATTTTAAAAGAATTGACATCGGTCGATTTGTCAAATATCTGTATTTCAGATATTTTCATTTTTCGCACTTCTTCAATGTCGTACTCATATTCTACCAAAATAGGATGTCTATTTTTGCTTTCAGCTATTATCAAGCCGGTAGATTGACCAGCCAGTAACTCTTGATAATATTCATCCGTAATTTCTACCGAACCGTCTACCGGTTCATCGTAGAATCCATTTTTCCAATACTTCATGATCTTTGTTATTAAATTATTTCCAGCGCCCGATCGCAAACCAGTCCCATGATTCTTGTGATAAACCAGTAGTACCCCCACTTGCATAATTTCTATTCAAATAAAATCTACTAACTGTTTTATTTATTGCCAAAGGAGATGATGAATATACGGCGGAGTCGCTACTAGGCTTATATACAGTTGCAAATATTTTATATTCAGTATTATAAAAAGATGTAGGCATAGTCACACTATACGAAGCTGTAGATGAACCTCCAACTCTGCCCCATTGTACAAGTAATCCATTATTAAATTTTGCATAACCGTTCAAGGATAGGTTTACGCTTATTGCGTTCGATAGATCAGCTAAAGCATACGTAGTCCCGAGAGAACTTTGCCAAATTACAAGCAATAAAAGTAATACCAATTTTCTACTAAATCTATCCATAATCAAATTTATGTTATAATATTTCTATTTCCAACGACCTATAGCTATCCAAAAGAATTTCCAAGAAGTAGGATATACTACATTACCACTTGTATATGTCATACCGCCTTTGAAATAAGTAGTAGCTTTAGTGTTAATATAAGGGCATAAAACGACGGATTCAGCAGTAACGGCATATTCTGCACACATTGATATTGAATAGTAAGTGTTTAAAAAAGACGTAGAAAAAAAATAATTAGTAGCCCCTGAATACCCACCACCATATCCCCACTGAATCAATAGACCATCTGGTAGCTTATAATATCCATTTTGTCCGAGGTCCTTTGTCGTAACATTGGAAAAATCTTTTAACGCACAATTTGTCCCGAGAGAACTTTGCAAAATAATTGCGGCAAAAATCAATACTATTTTTCTACTAAAACAATTCATAAGCAAATTGATGTTATAATATTTTCTACTTCCATCTTCCTATTGCAATCCATCCGAACATCTCCCCAGCTTCAATTGTTGGACCTACCGAATAGACTTTGAAATAAGATACATTTTTTCCATTTATCATTTTTACTATAGAATTCATTACAGAAGAAATAGCAGTAGTTACTACAACATACGATGTATTGTAAAAACTAGTAGGAAAGTAAACTATTTGATTTACCCCATTTCCTCCAGTCCCCCATTGAATCAACATCCCATCTGGCAGTTTATAGTACCCATTCTGTCCGAGGCTTTTTGTCGTAACATTGGAAAAATCTTTCAACGCGGAATTCGTTCCGAGAGAACTTAGGTGAATTAAACTACATTTTGAGTGATTTCTTTTAAATATTTTTCATTTTGATTTATTTCGTGACAATGCCGTTGATGTTGTGTGTTATATATTATTTTGGCAATGATTCGTCTATCATTTCCTTACTTTTATGCCTATTATTCAATACATTTCTATTTGACGTTTATATTTTAGGATATAATTCTAAGGACATGATAAGTTTATATAATGGTGATAAGGAAATAAAAATCGAAGTAAAGGATGAAAGCTACTCTTATGAAGCTATCATGGGAGAAGATACACTCACTTTGTATTTTTCACATCCGGGGTATATTGAAATTCCAGTTGGCTCCTGGTGTGACTTCTACGGGAAGCGTTATTCCTTGAAGAAGGATAGCAATTTCAAGAAGAACGGTGAACGTAACTTCGAATATACATTGATTCTGGAAACTGGGAAGGCTGATACGATGTTGTGGAAAGTACGCCATACCGTTGATAGAAGTATTAAGTTCTCATATACAGCTAAGGCACACGAACATCTACGTCTACTCGTTGAAAACCTGAACCGTCGGAGTACCGGGTGGAAAGTCGGTGATTGTATCGAGGGAACGGAGAAAGTAATCAACTACAATCACACCTATATACTTGACGCTCTCAATCAACTTGCAGAACTATATGAAACAGAATGGCAGATCACTGAAGAAACTGTGAATGGAAAGCAAATTAAGACTATCCATCTGCGTAAAGTTGAGTATAACAAGGAGAACCCTTTGAAACTGTCGTATGGTAAAGGCCACGGCTTCAAGGTCGGTGTTGGTAGGACTTCTGGGGATATACCACCCGAAATAATTTTGGTAGAAACTACAGATCGCAATATTGATTATTCTACATACGGATCTAAATACCTGTTACTTCCAAAGAATAAGACTCTTGTTTACGAAGGGAGAACGTATAAGACAGATGCGGATGGAACTTGTGTCATGCGTGCTGATAAAGAACTTACAACAGCAAAGGAAGATAGTCTGGACTGTACAGCTATTTATCCTTCCCGTGTTGGTACTGTTAGTTCTGTTATTGAAGTGAACAAGGAGAATAACTTCTTTGACTTTGTAGATAAAGACATTCCTGAAGAGTTGAATTTCGAAGATTGTCTCATAGCAGGAGAAACAATGACGGTTATTTTCCAGACTGGTATGCTTACAGGCAAGGAGTTCGAAGTAAAGTATATCCATGAAGCGAAAGACAAGAAAGAGGCACGTCGATTTGAAATTGTTCCGCAGGAAATTGATGGTATTACTATGCCGGAGCCGGAAGTCTGGCGACCGAAGGTTGGTGATACATACGCAGTGTTCGGAATGCAATTGCCGAAGGTTTATATCTGTAACGATAGTACACAAACGGGTGCGAGCTGGGAAGCTTTCAAGGAAGCTGCTAAATACCTCTATGAACATGAAGATAAAGCATTCATATTTACCGGGACATTGGACGGTATTTGGGCTAAAAAGCGCTGGTTGGAGATAGGCGGAAAGATTGTGCTAGGTGGATATGTAAACTTCTCTGACACACAGTTTCATCCGGAAGGTTCTCTTATCCGGATGATCGGAATCAAACGTTTTGTGAATAATCCGTATTCACCCGAAATAGAGCTTTCTAATGAGCCTGTAGGTACTTCTGTTTCAAGTGATCTGAACAAGATAGAAACTAACGAGGTGACAGTAATTGAGAAGCATAAGGACGCTTTACAATTCACAAAGAGACGGTTTCGTGACGCAAAGGAAACGATGTCTATGCTTGAAGATGCACTGTTGAACTTCTCCGGCTCTGTCAATCCGATAACCGTTTCAACCATGCAACTACTTGTCGGCGACGAAAGCTTGCAATTCCGTTTTGTCAATTCAAAAACGAATCCAGTGCAGGTATCTCACAATATCACCTATAATACTAGCACCAAAGTATTAACTGCTCCGGCAGGAATCCTTCAGCATTTAACACTCGGTATCAGTTCTCTTTCTTCTTCTCATAAGGCAGACGAATATAAGTACTGGGATATGGCTGAATACAATTCTCCGACACTCATTGACCCGGAAAAGAAATATTATCTATATGCTAAAGTTGGCAAGGAGAATCAAGCTGGAACATTCCTCTTGAGTGAAACAGCTATTAAAATGGAACAGATAGCTGGATATTATCATTTGCTCACTGGAGTGCTTAACAGCGAGTATGAAGGTAGTAGAAGTTTTGTCGAATTATACGGATTCACAGAGATTCTCCCGGGACGTGTAACAACAGAACGGATTATTTCGCCGGACGGAAAGACGTACTTCGATTTGGTAAAAGGGGAAATAGGCGGAAATATTCAAATTAAAGCCGGTTCCTCCGGATTAGAAAATCTATCTGAATGGGAAGCAGCTCACAAAGAAATTGAAGATGCTGGTAAAGCAGCAGAACAGGCCAATAATGCAGTAGAAGGACTTCATAATTATGTAGATGGAGCCTTCGCTGACGGTATTATTACGGAGGCCGAAGCGAAAGCTATTGAAAAGTATATCAATACGATTAATAATGCAAAGGCGGCGATTGAAGCTACCTATAACAAGCTATACACTAATGTGTATTTATCCGGGTCTGCCAAAACGGGTTTATTAAATGCTAAAGTTACCCTTATGGGGTGTATTTCAGACCTGATAAATGCAATTAATACAGCTATTGCAGACGGACTTACAACACCGGAAGAGAAACAAAACGTTGATGCCAATTTCGCCTATTTCAATAGTGCCTATGCTGATTTCAACACAGCCGTAGAATCTGCAAATAGAGCTATTCAGGATAAGCTAAAGGAGTTCTCGGATACCGCTATGAAAGAAGCATTGCAAGCCTTACAAGACGCAGAAGATGCCGGCAAAGCAGCGGAACAGGCAAACAGCGCAGTTAGTGGTTTGCACGACTATGTGGACGGAGCATTTGCTGACGGCATTATCACGAAAGCAGAGGCTTTAGCCATTGAGAAGTATCTAAATACAGTCAAAAATACAAGAGCAGCCGTCGAAGCTACCTATAACAAACTGTACGCAAATTCATATCTGGAAGGTGAAGCGAAAACAGGTTTGCTTAATGCTAAAATATCTCTATTTGGTGCTATTGACAATCTTATTGCTGCAATTAATGTAGCTATCAATGACGGGCAGATAACCGTTGAGGAGAAGAGGAATGTAGATGATAAGTTTGCCCTGTTTAATTCTGCCTTAGCTAGTTTCAATACAGCGGTTGAAGTTGCGAATAAAGCTATTCAGGATAAATTGAAAGACTATTCAGATCAGTGCTTCGCTGAATTGAAAGTACTCAATACTCAAATCTCCGCACAGGTGACGCGGGTCGATAGCTTAACGCAGAGGATAGATACTGCCGGATGGATTACCACGGCCGATGGAAATAAAATTTATGCTTCTAAAGAGCTAGAAAGTGGCAATACGCTTATATCTTATATCAACCAGGCGGCCGGAGAGACTACGATTCATTCATCTAAAATTAACCTACAAGGTGTCGTAACAATTTCATCACTAAATAGCGAACTGCAAGCAACTATTAATGGTAAAGCAGATAGCGATAAGCTGGGTGCTTTGGCTGAATTAAATTCAGTTGGTATCGAGCATTTAGGCAGTACAATCATTGATGGAGATACGTTGAATACTGGTCTAATTAAAGTTAGACATCTTGACGCAGATTCCGGGTTCATAGGTGGTTTTACTATCGAAAATGGACGTCTCGTTTGGACGCGTTCAGATTATTTCGGAGGGACATCAAGAAGTTTAAAGCTTGGTTCAGGAACCGCAAAGGAAGGCGTTGTTAATGTGACTTTTAATGCTGCAACTGATGGTAAATTTGGAGTTTGTGCAGTAGGAGCAACAGCTGGAGGAAGTGCGGCCATCTATGGTTCTTCTAAATCAAATCCTACATATCCGAGCAATTACATTTATGCAGGTTTCTTTGATGGTAATGTGAATGTATTGGGTGATGTTTCTGCGAATGGATTTTACCCTCGTGATGGGAATGGAAATACTATGGACGTAGTATCAGATATATGGGTATATGGTTTAAAAGACAGCAATACTTTTGGATATAGAGCACATATCGTGAAGGGGATTATTGTAGAATTAAAAAATACATAAAGTTGCAATGAAAGTAAATTTAAACAGAAACTTGCTTGACTTTAGAGGTCGGGAGTTTATTGAATTAGTGAATGGGAAAGAAAGTAAGAAATCTGTCCGTGATTTGGTTGCAGAGGCATTATTTGCAGCTGGTTCTAATCCACAGAAGAATATGGAAACTTCCAAGAAGTTACGAGCATACAAAATGCTACAACAGATTATTAGCAACCGTGGAGTACTTAATATTGAGACAGAAGATGCTGCTCTTTTAAAAGAGATTTGTGGAGAATATCTCACTGCAGGTACATACGGACAAATTTATGATTTAATAGAAGGAGGAAACAAAGAATGAACATTACAGCAACTAACAGCACCGCTTCAACTAAGGTTACGGATGCTATCAGGGTTAAATACAGAATGTCAACCCGTGGTACCGAAGCGGTGAAAGATATTACTGCCGAGATTGTCAAGGATGAAACGGTAGTCGGATTCTTCAATGCATCACGAAATGGAGTAACCGGTTTCTCGCTGCATGAGGATCATGGGCTAACCTCTGGCGAAGTGAAACAAGTGTTTCAGACAGCTATCGATGATTGTAGCGAAGTCTTTAAATAAAGTATTAATATTTTAGATATATGATTATGGATTATTTCAAAAACTTACTTATTGGATTGATTACCGGCATAGCTGCTTATCTCAATCCTATCTCTGGGGAGATCAAAAGTCTTATTGCAGTATTTGCCCTCAATTTCATTTGTGGACTGCTTACTGCACTCCTTATCAATCATGAGAGTTTTTCTTTTAAAAAAGCTTGGAGGTGTATCGTAGAAGCAACTATTTTCTTTGCCTTGGTTAGCTGCATCTACTTTATAGGTGAACACAAGGGCAATCCAGAAGGTGCTCTACAATGTGTCTCATTTATTACGTACAGCGTATTTTATTTCTATGGAGTAAATATTCTAAGGAATATCAAAGAAATTCTACCCAACTCTAGTAATGGTTACAAGGTAGTAGCTTTCTTGCACTATGTATTAAGTGTTGAGTTTATAAAGAACATCCCCTATTTAACGAACTACTTACAAAAAGGAGACGCAAAATGAAAACTATTGATGCAATTATCATCCATTGTTCGGCCACGCGTGCCGGGCAGGATTTACGTGCAAAGGACATTGACCGGATGCACCGGGCTCGGGGTTTCAATCAGATCGGTTATAACTTCATTATTGATCTTAACGGAATAGTTGAGAATGGGCGACCGCTAAGCATTGACGGAGCGCATTGTAATACTAAAGGATTTTCAGAGTCTTCATATAATAAGCACAGTATTGGAATCTGCTATATCGGTGGATTAGATGCAAACGGAAAGCCCGCAGACACAAGAACGATCGCCCAAAAAGCTAGTTTGCGTGAATTAGTTGCAAAGCTTTGCAAAGAGTATCCTATAATCGAAGTGCTCGGACACCGTGATACTTCGCCCGATTTGGATGGCAGCGGGGAGGTAGAGCCTAGGGAATATATCAAGGCTTGTCCCTGCTTCGATGTCAGGAGTGAATTTTCTAATTTTCTTCGTAATACAGTGATCCGACCATGAAAGCGCTAATCTATATAACCATATTCCTGATGTCGGGAATATGGTTTACTTCCTGCAAAACTTCTCGTAATATCGAGACGCAGAAACAGATTGACTATTCAGGGGATTTCTTGTATCTGCGAAACTTAATAGAATCACTACGGCTGGATGTGAATAAGCAAACGAAAATTACTACAGACAAACTAAGTGATCTGAAGATTGAAAATACAACTGTTTACTTGTCTGATCCGGATTCAACAGGGAAGCAATATCCGGTCAAAGAAAGTACTACCACCGCTTCCAAGCAGGAACAGGAACGAATAGAAGTTGATGAAACATTATCCATTACTTTGCAGCAGTTATCGAATCGACTTGATACTATTAGTAATAAGGTTAATGTTTTGCTGAATCAAAAAGAAACTGTCGTAGAACTATCATGGTGGGATTTGCATAAGGATAAAGTGTATATAGGTATAATAGGTTTGTTTATTTTGGGGTGGTTGGTTTATAGGTGGAGGAAAAAGTAGCACATTTGCAATGTTAATATGTCAATTATCCTATGTTTGGCAGCATAATTATCTAATTAATTATCTATTTAATTTCCGCTTCTAGTAAATTACGTTACTTTTGCAGCATAATTACGTTGTTTTTGTGCTAATACTACATAATGCAACAAACTATTTAGGATTTTATTTGTAGTAATTAGTTAATAACAGTGTCTTTGATATAGAGAAATAAATAAGTCTTATGAATAAAATATATGCATTTGATTATATGCTATCCTTATTTGAGGAATGGTATAACGAAGAGAATAAGGAGCAGAATAGAGAATTCAAAAACTGTTCTAAGTTGTCTATGCTTAAACTTTTGTTTCTGACTGCAGTTCCTAAGGGAGAAGATACTAGAGACCTTTTGGATACATTTGATAATTTCTGTGCTCTCCCCTATGGGCCTGTTGAAAGTGACATATATAATGCAATTCAAAAAGACAATCTGCCTTCTTACGTTCTGACAGAAAGATCAATAACGAAAAAAAGAGATATCACATTGCCTTATAATGAAAATGACTATCTTCCTGTGAAGAATGCTGTATATGCTTTAAAAGAAAAAAACAGATTACTTATTTTATTGAACGCTTTTGATTTAGTGGAAATTACACATAAATGGGATAGTTGGAAGCAATCTATAAATTTTGCCAAGTTAATGGATATGTCAAGCTATAAAATGACTATAGAATCAATTCGAAGCGATAGAAATAAATACTTTGAATAAATAAACAAGGATGAGCTGTATACTAGAACAGTGTTATAATCAATTCATAGAAGAGTTTCCTGAATCTTGGCTTCCAAATGGTAGTGAGGATGAATCAGTGTTTTTTAATAAGAATGTTCAGGTAGAAAGCTTCTTTGAAACGTGCTTTATTTTATTAAGTAAGTCCATTATTTGTGGTGAGTATATTAATGTTCATAATTTCATTGATGTCTTGAATCGCTTTCTGGATAAGACAGCAGCAGCAGTGGAGTATGCTCCTCCATTACTGTCAGAATCAGGAAGTGAAAAAGTAGATAGACTATTATCACGGTATAGAGATTTGAACTACTCAATTTATAATGCGCTGAAGCATTATAATTATTTTGTAACAGTTTCCAAAAATAAATTTAATACTGAAGAGAATAGATACAAATATGGATTTTACAAACTGAAGAATATCAAATCTACAGATAAAATTCTTAAATTATTCTCTGATATAACGATTCCTCTATGCTTATTTGATTATAGGTTTCCTATCGGTGAAGATGAATTTCACAAACTGCTTTTAAGTAGAAACAGATTGATGGAATATATAGGTGAAGGTAGTTCGGAAAGAAGGGCTATTTTATCTATATTACTTCATAAATGCCACTTTATTATACGTAAGATTAAAAATGCTCCTTTATATATAAACTCTGAATCGAACATTGTTTGCATAAATCCAGCAGAATTAGATGTTGGCTATTATGATGAGTTTGTTATAGAGGAATGTAGTTCAGAAGAAAAAGCTAATGAACTTTGGAATGATATTAATAGTATTAATCCCAAATTGAAATCGTTTGTTCTGTTGATGAAATATTATAAACAAAATCTATCTGTAAAATCTGATATTGCTAAGATGGACTTTGTTTTAAGAAAGTACTCAGCCATTTATCAAATAAAACGAGATTCACAAGGATTTATCAATCCTAGTAGCTCAATAGAAGAATATGATAAATTTTCATTAAATTCAATTTTAAATTTCTTGCATAATTGTCGTTTTTCTTTTTATACACAAAAGTGCGAACCTAATTTAAAACAAATAAAGGAAGAACTTAGACATATAGAGAATATACAAGCAAGAACTGGAGTGAAAAACTTCCATCCATACGAGAAGGCTATAGAAGCTATTATTAAATGCATTGAATTCCATATTGGGAAAGATGATTTTGATGATAGGCTTATAGAGGATAAATTGGAAGAACTTGATCGTGTAATTCTTTTATATGAAGAAGCTTATGAATGGAGTCGTTCTCATCAATTTTTCCCTTTTCAATTACCTTTTGGAGAATCAATGTATAGTGCAGGTGATGAACTTATTATGCTATTCGTTCCTTCGGCTTATGCTAAATATATTAACTATGATACATTAAAAGAACGATTAGAACAATTTAATAGAACTAAGGAGTATTTGAGATTTCGTTGTGATTTATCTATTGAGAGAAAAGAGATAACACAGATCAAAGATGATATTAAAACTTCGGATAAAAAAGCTTATGATTTAATTGCAATATTTACTGCCACTATTACTTTTCTTTTTGGAATTGTAAATATATTCATAAATAACACGACTCTAAATTTATATCAATTGATAGCTAATACTATTGGATTAGGGGTATTACTATTACTTTTCGCATCTTCGTATCTGTTTATTTCTCCTTTGTTAATTCAAAGAATGAATTTGCAGAAATATATTTTCACTAGGCGTTTTCTATTTGGTCTAATATTAGTCGCATTGTATTTTATGTTGACTTTCTTTCTGTATAAGAATAGCCAATCAGTAATGATTAATGCAAATACTATTCAAGATGTAGTAAAAGACACATTGAATAATGATAACGAAGAACCAAAAGTGGAGATACAACAATTTAAAGCATTAAAATGAGTAGCATATTTTGTAACTGATTGAGGGTATGTCAAAATGAAGTGACGCATCCCTTTTTCTTTTACCCATTCAGCAACAATCACTGCCTTCACAATGTAGAAATTTACTCGTTATCGAAAAGGTCTCTCTGATTCAGGGCTTTTCTTTTGCTTATCTCATTTATATTTCGTATATTTGTGTACAGACGTGGATGTCTGTTGTATCATCTCTCTACGGAAAAGTTGCTAATTTTCGAAAGCGAGAGACAATACGCTATTTACTCCAAAAGGAATGAGCCCCCCCCCCACCCGGCGGGCGGCGCCTCTGTTTTATTTTTTGTTTTTTTTTTTATATATA